GAGGCCAGTGGGATAACACCTCGCTCAACCTAGAGCTAAGTTCTGTCTTAGATGCTGTTGGAACGGACGTACCAAGGCGTTCGTTAACGCAACGCATGGTTGGCAACCTGCCGATTAGCAACAGTGTCCGACTGCAGTGATTTAATTGGAATGCCGTATCGCTTTGGCGCTGACGGCAGTGATGGCTATATCGACTGTATTCACCTTTGTTATGAGGTTTGGGAGCGAGTGGGCGTTAAAGGGCCAGCTTTTAAGCAGTCTTGGTATGAGGCAAGCAAATGGGAGATCTGCCGCGACATTATGCGTTGGGGTATGCGGGTTGAAAAGCCTGAGTATGATGGTGACATTCTGCTGTTACCGCAGCAATCCTGGGCATTTGCAGTCACATGGCAGACGGGAATCTTGTACGTCAATCGAATGTCGGAGAAGGTTCAGTGGTCTTCGGCCCGTCTGTTTACGACTTGCCCCTGCTTCCGTTCGAGAAAGAGTTAATCAAGACGATTGGGATAACGGAGAAGGAATATCGCAAGTTTGCTGCTGAGGTTAAGCGTCGTGGAGCGGTAAGACCTGCTGAGTATGCGCATATACCAGATATTCAGGCAACTGGTTTAGAACCAGGAACAGTTATTTTAATTAACCTTGCGATTTCGCTTGTACTTGGTGGTGTTGCCTACCTGCTGACACCAAAGCCGAAGATGCCTGAGGCATCAAAGCGGTCGCAGCTTGATTTAGGAAGCGTCAATGCAGGCAACCGTTTCACGCAAAGCCGGGGCTTTGACACGCTTAACGAGCTTGCGGATTACGGCGCACCTATACCCATCATTTTTGGTCTTTACAACGAAGCGCAAAAGGTTGGCGGGATGCTCGTCACGCCAAAGCTGGTATGGTCACGGATGTTTAGCCATGGAACGCAGCAGTCAGCCAAGCTGATGTTTGTTGTGGGTGAACAAGGTTTCGCTGACGATATTGCACCTGATGGCATTTCGGTGCCGGATCTTGAAGGCATTTTTCTTGGCAATAATGCACTGGATGTTATCCACGAAGACTTTTTTGCTTTTTATTGGAAGAAGAATACAACCACTTCGCTTTTAGGCCCTCGCATTAAATTTCGCAATAAAATTTACGGCACTACTGGCAGCCCAGATGCAGGAGACCCTGCACAGTTCTCAGCCATTGATGATGACGCATTTATGTGTCCAAGCAACATTGCTGACAATAAAGAAGATTTTTGTCATGCGTACTCTCCATCAAACAACACGCAATTTGGAATGTTTGCAGCGATTCCAAATGGCAATGGTTATAGGGTTAATTACGAAACAGTTAGCATTATCGACGGCACTGAAAACAGTCAGGCTCATGCGCTTACGCTGCGTCGCATGAAAATTGTTGGCGACAAAGACCGCAACATTAATATAGGGGACGAAGATCTGCTAAAAGAAGTACGCAAGCAGGATCAGGAAGGAGAAGGGCGGCAATACAGCCCAAGGATGGGCCTGGTTCGTTTGATTAAGCGCAATAATGGCGGTCAAATTACAGTAGATGGCGATTTTTCGGGTGAGCTGAAAGCTGTTGTAGACGTAAGGGCGAATGATCAGCTTATATTTCAAATCGATCCGTCAAAAATTGATGAAGACAAGTATCAACGCAGCAACAATAGAGGAGGCGAAAATGTTGACGATATAAACTCAACCGTCATCGCAGAACAGCTTGCGGCTGACGACGCCATGCAGATTGGTGAAAGGTTTGCTATTGGTAATACTCTTTGGAAAGTAACTGATAGAAAGTTAGACCGTTATGAGCCTGACGATAATCAAAGCCAATTTATTACTCTGCGTTGCCTTGATTCAGATGAATCACGGCAGAGACAAGTAGGCCTTGTAAGTCTCAAAAATGTAATTCAACCTAGTAAAGATTTTATTGCCGATGGCGGAGGTATAGGGGCTGGATTTTTCCCTCTGACTCGTATTTCTACAGGCTTGGTTAGAAATAACAGACCTGCTGTTGTTACTGAAATCGGTTTCAGAAGCAAAGTTTTTCAGCGCTTAAATGGTTTATGTTCCTTTAATAGCGTTCCAACTCCTGGCGAGCTGGATCGGTTTGAGGACGAGGAAGTCACTGTGCGCTCTGGAACGTACACGGGAACGATCAAAAGATCTTCCGTGTTCCAGGTGTTTGTGCGTCAAGCCGGGCTGGATGAAAACGGAAACGCATTTATTTTTCAGCGCATAGATGAGTATTTTGTGGTCACGGGCAGCAAGCCTGTTGATCAATATAATTTTCTTCGTTTTACCCATCCTAACAATCTGCCGCCCACAGAATTTGAATACAAGTTTGTAAGCATTCCTGCCTCTGAGTTGCGAGGTATTTCAGGCGAGCAAACTGTCTACAGGCTTTCAGCTTCTATTTCTAGCGAGAAAAAAGACTTGCTGCGTGTTAACGCTGATGTGCCTGGTATTGGAAGATTCGTGGTTGCCTTTAATGGAATTGAGACGACCAAAAAAATGATCGCTCTCAACAAAGAGTTTACGCGAGGCTCTTCAACGGTTACTACCCCTGGAACGGTGAGCAAGCCTCAAGGCGTAAGCCGCAGCTTTGCGTTGCCGCAGGATCAGCCAGGAAACATTGTTACAGCAGAAGCCATAGAAAGAGAGGTAAATATCTCCAACAGTGACAATATAATTTCAGGAAAGAACGGAGCGTTTTTCCATACAATTTTTGGTAGTTGTGACAACGACCCAACTAACGAGGGTGGTCGTAAAACAATCCAGACAAGAGAGATTTTAAGTGCTGACAAACGTCGATGGATGGCCGTTAAGTGGACGGTAGAAAAAGCCAGACTTCCTGAGGGTCATTATGCACGCAATAATGGTGCAACTTTTACATGGGCTTGGAGGGGTACTGAGGTAGTAGGAAGTTCTGACGGTTATAGCGTTGGCGATCAAGTTGAATTTAAACGGGGCCTTGGAGCGACTTCAGGCTCAGCAAGCGCATACCCTAGTTCTAATCCATTTGTGCCCAACAACCCTGGTGGGACGATGACGTTCTCCGGCCATAGATATAGGGTGACGGATACTGACAGCAAAGAATTTGCTATTGGCAAAACGCAAGGTTATTACTACGAAGTTTTTGGGAATGCCGCCAACTTAGGGGTTGGTCAAAGCAAGACGATAATTCGCAATTATCCAAATGGCCCCAGGAAAATCAAAGTACAAATGACAGCAACCGTCAGAACTTTGACTGATCATTTTAGTGGCGAAACGCAGGGCTGGAACCACCCTGAGACAATCACAGTGGATCAAGGTTCGGACACTACAAGCAACTGGAATGAGGGGGATACTTATGATGACCTTGTAAGCGTTTCGTCTGACAATCCTTTTATCACTTCTTTTTTGCAAGTCGGGTTTAGATATAGCATTGGGAACGTCAAAAGAACAGAAGCGCAAAGCACCACGTCGGGTGGAACTGAATTTGAAAGCCAGAGTCAGTATGCAGACTTAAGTCTTTACAGAGGCTTGGTGCAGAAGTCAAACGAATCTGAGCCTGAGCACAATATCGTTTACGTCAATGAAATTGTTCCTAATGAGATAGTTCCTCTCTATAACAATTTGACGATTGCCGGTTTGTCGCTGAAGGCAAGCCGTAATTTTACAAGTTTGGATCAGATGCGTGTCTGGCTTGGCAGCGGCCTGCACGTCAAAAGGCTGCATCCTGACTTGTCTGTTTACGACTTGGGAGGCCTTCTTGTTAATGGACAGGCTTCTGGCCCCAGCAATCTATTCACCGATTTGGTCTTCTATTTGCTGACCAATCAGATGGGTGGAGCGGGAGGATTGCTAAAGATGGATGAGAGTAATCCAAAGTTGCTTAATCAGGACGATTTTGTAGAGACTTCGCGCTTTTTGCACGCACAAAAGCTGTTCTTTAATGGAGTGGTTGGAGATAAAACCAACCTTCGTCAATACATCACCGACGCAGCACCTTATTTCTTGTGCAATTTTGTCATCATGGATGGCAAGTTTTCACTTAAGCCCGCCATTCCTCACATGGCGGACAGTGGTCTGATTAACCTTGGTCCGGTGCCGATTGAGCAGTTGTTTACTGCTGGCAACATCCTTGAGGACAGCTACAAGCTTGAATATCTGAGAAGCGAGGAACGTAGGCCCTTTAAGGCAGTTATGCGCTACAGGCAAGAAACTAAAAACAAGCTGCCTGAGGAAAAGGTTGTGGAGGTCAAGCTGCCAGGGCAGTTGCAAGAGCACGACATCAGTCTTCTGCCTCAAGAGCAGTTTGACTTAACCCAGTTTTGCACTTCAGAGGATCACGCAATCAAGGTCGCCAAGTATTTCTTGGGTATCCGCAAGCTGGTCTCGCACACCATTAGCTTTTCAACAACCGTGCATGGCTTGAGCTTGCGTGCAGGCTCTTACATCAAGGTCATAACGGAAGCTACTCCTTACAGCGCAGCCAATACAGGCACAGTCAACAGCAGCGGCGTTGTCACCAGCGTCAGTGAGCTGGCAGATGGAGAGTACAACGTTTCATATTTCAAGACTGGCTCGCAAGACGTGGAAGAAGGCGTCATGCAGGTGTCAGGCGGAATTGTTGCTGACAGCACGTTCCATGACACGGTTTTTACAATCAAGAGCACAACCGTTTCGCAGAACGTCTACGTCGTCGAGCAACTGACGTTTTCTCAGGAGGGAACGGTGGACATCGTTGCTTCAGAGCATCCTTGCGATGATGATGGTGTAAGCGAGCTTGCGAAACTGATCGCAGGTGACTCTGTTATTACGGTTCGTTCCTAATGGGTTTTCCAATCCTCAAGCCTTCTAGCCGTAGCTATGACCCCGGAAGCTATCCGGTCAAGACTTTCAAGGCTCAAAACGGTAAGGAGCACCGGATTCTGTACGGCAGTGAAAGGTCAGACGTAAAGCTGAGTTTGTCCTACGCAAACATCGGCGATCCAAACGCTGAGCTTTTCCTTGATCACTACGACGAAGTGCAGGGGACGTTCCAAACTTTTTTCTTGCCGGGGCAGGCATTAGGAGGCTGGAGCGGAAATGACGATGCCTTGAAGCCCGCAGCTACTGAGATTCCTACTGTGACCTATAACGTCGCGGTGGTTGCCGATAGCGGCAACAAATATCGTTTTGACAACGATAGCTATACGGCTAATGCGCAGACCCTTGAGCTGACCGAGGGCACGATTTATTTGTTTAGCCAGCAGAACGCTTCTAACGCTGGGCACCCGTTCCGTTTTTCTACCACTAGCAACGGCACGCATAACAGTGGAACGGAGTACACAACTGGGGTCACGACATTTGGAACGCCTGGACAAGCTGGCTCGTACACAAGGATCCAGGTAGCAACTGGAGCGCCAACGCTTTATTACTACTGTTCTGTTCACTCTGGAATGGGAGGCCAGGCAAACACGCCTGCGGCGACAACGACTGCTTCGACATCTGCGACCCAAGCTCAGTACAGATATGAAGGCCCGCCACAGGTTGTCCAGGTGCGGCCTGGGATTAGCACTGTTACAGTAAATCTGATTGGCGTGATCTGATGGCAAAGGTCTACACCGGTAGGGATGGCGCATTACAGCTCGCTGGGACGACCCTTGCCAAGGTCGTTAATTTTCAGCTGTCGTCAAACCTAGAAACGCTTGAGACGACAACGCTAAACGAGCATATTCGTGTTTATGTGCCTGGCGTGGTCGGCTATAGCGGCAGCGCCACGTTGTTGTATTACAAAGAAGACGATGGCACATTTAACACCACCAACATTCTCAACAAGCTATATAAAACTGGTAACGAAGGCGTTAGCAGCAACGACACGGTTGAGCTGACCTTCCGTTGGATTGATGGAACGGACAACAACGACATCAAGCTGACTGCTTATATCACCAGCGCTTCAATTGGAGCGGCAACTGGCGACATTGTCCGAGCTGAGATTGCGTTCCAGGGGACAGGTGTATTGTCTACCGTAACGATCTCATGACCGTATATCTCGGAACGCACGGACAAATTGAGCTGAAGCGCGTTTTTAATGGCGGTGAATTGCAGTCAACGATTGACGTCGCTGACGTTAATGCAACGGTCAAACGGTTTAGTTTTGATTTTGAGCACGGTCAGTTAGTCACTGGCGACCAAATTGAAATTACAAGCACAGACGGCAGTGCTCTTGATTTCATCAACAGTTACACAGATTCGAGCGTAAAAAAGTTTATTTTTGTTGACGAGCTAGACGGCATAAGGCTTTACAACACTTTTGCATTAGCGGTAGCAGGTGGCACGGCTAACGCTGTTGCTCTTGCAACTCCCGGTAATGCTATTCCGATCAAAGTAAAAGTCGAAACCGTATCTGCCAAATTGCTGGCCCAGGTCAACAGCTTTGAGATTAATACTGAGCGTGAAACGGTAGACACAACCGTTCTGTCAGATGAGTTTCGTTCCAGGGTCAATACGTTAATTTCTGGTTCTGGCCGCATCAGTGCTTTTTGGGAGTACACAGGCGATACAGCTAACGAGCTGCCCATGTACTTGTTTGAGCTGGCGCATCGAACAAAGGTTGGCAGTAATTTTTCTGGGCAGTTCTATATCAAAAAATCTGGTTACAACCCAAGCGGTGTAAGCACCCGAAATGATGACGAGATCTGGTGGAACGTAGAAGGTGTTATTACGGCAGCAGCTATACAGTTCTCGCCAGATAGCACTGTCCAGATCACGGCTGACTTTATTACGACTGGCGAAATACAGTTGAGGATGAAGTTAGAAACGCCAGATGCTCTCTTGCAAGAGGACTCTGGTGACATACGCTTGGATCAAGACAGCGGCGCTAAACTGCTGTTACAGCAGGACGTTTAACCCGGAGCTAGCCGCCCATGGCTGACCTAAAAATTAGTGAGCTTAATGCGCTTGCTGGCTCCGCTTTAGCCACCGGAGATCTGGTTGCTGTTGTCGATGCCAGCGCCAGTGAAACCAAGAAACTGACTGTTGGCGATCTAGTCGCTAACGGCGTCACTTTGATCAGTGACGACACGATACCTGGCGCGAAGATTCTGTTTGCTGCAGGCGGCATTGCCACAGCAGACATTGCGGATGCTGCAATCACTACGGCCAAGGTTGCAGACGACGGCATCACGGCTGCAAAGCTTGCCAACGAATCAACAGTTGATCTGGTTACAACGCTGCCTGGCTCCGGAGCGTTTACAGGTCAACTTGCTGTCGATACTGATGACAACACCCTGTACTGCTGGAACGGGTCTGCCTGGTTAAGTCTGAAGGCTGCTGGTTCGATCAACAGTGTTGCTGGCAGCACGGTCGGCATTGTTGACATCACAGTTACGACAACCAGCGGCGCTGCCACGATTGCAGCCGTTATCAATGACACGTCTGCTGCTAACCAGTTTCTTGCTGGCCCGACCAGTGCTGGTGGTACGGCTACTTATAGGACGATTGACGGTAGCGATATTCCAAAAGCTACTAGCAGCGCCAAAGGCGGTGTGATTGTTAACGGTGAAGGACTCCGCATGGACTCCAACACCATTGAGGTTGATAACGACGTATCAGCTAGCTCAACGCATCACGTCGTCACCTATAGCGCCAAAGGTCTGATTACAGGTGGCCGTGCATTAACGGCTAGTGATCTTCCTGCTGCAACTAGCTCTGCCAAGGGTGCTGTTATCCCTGGAACGGGCTTAGCTGTTGATAGCAGCGGCAATCTGAATCACAGCAACACTGTTTCAACGGGCACCTTTACGAAGGTAACGATTGACGGCCAAGGTCATGTAACGACGGGGGCAACGCTTGCCGCTTCTGACATTCCTGATTTAGCAGCTTCAAAAATTACAAGCGGCACGATCCCGTCAGACCGTATCGCAAGTGATGCAGTTACTGCGGCAAAGCTTTCCGATTCTTCGGTCACCAAGTTCGGTGGTGCTGGCGCTACTGACAACATCGTTACCTTTCCCGACGGCGACTTCAAAGGTCAGTTCTTCTTTGATGAAAAGAACGAAGACCTTTACATCTACACCGGGCAATCGTTCCTGCCGATCACGGTTATCAGTGGCAACCTAATTAACGCTGGAACGTATAACGCCAACACGAACCTGCTGAGCAGTGTCACAACTGCCGGTTCTGCGGCTGGCTTTACGTCTGGAGCGGCACTACCTGCACCGGCTGGCACCAACCTCAACTACTACGTTGTTGTTGACACCTCAGGCACGGGCTCAGGTAACGCGCCTGCTGTGGCACTGGCTCCACCGGACATGCTGATCTCACTTGGCACGGGATCAACGTTCCAGCTGATTGACGTTTCCAACGCTATTGCTGGTCAGACTGCTGCCAACATTTCGGTTGTTCCGGTTGGCGGTGTTGCAGCTACCAACGTTCAGTCTGCAATCCAAGAGCTAGACACCGAAAAAATTGGTGCTGCTAGCCCGACGTTTACTGGAACGGTGCTGCTGGGGCAGAACGCTGTGTTGGCGTTTGAAGGTTCTGCAGACGATGCAAACGAGACCACGATCACAGTCACTAACCCAACTGCTGATCGCACGATCACGTTCCCTGATGTCACGGGCAACGTCGTAACCACTGGTGATACTGGAACGGTTACAAGCACGATGATTGCGAACGCAACGATTGCGAACGCAGACATCAGTGCAAGTGCTGAGATTGCAGTTAGCAAGCTTGCAAACGGCAGTGCGCGTCAACTGTTGCAAACGGACTCTGGCGGATCCGGTGTTGAGTTCACAAGCAACGTTGATGTCCCTGGAACGCTAGACGTTACGGGCGTAGCAACGTTCGACAGCACTTCAACCTTTGCGGGTGTTGCCACGTTTAACGCCAACATTGTGATGGAGGGCACGTCGGCTGATGATCACGAGTTGACGCTGACCTGCAACCCGACTGCTGATGTAACCGTCACGCTGCCTAATGCAACGACGACCCTTGCTGGCCTTGCTGTTGCTCAGAGCTATACGAAGGCACAGCGCGGAACGCCTGTTGCGCTGAGCGATGGGGC